TCCCAGTTCGCCAGCGCTTACGTCGCCAAAAGAGACGAGAGCCTTAATACGGAACAGCTTCTTCCCGAAAACGTTCGTTACAAATTCGGAAATAAGTTCAAATTTCTTCATGGCGGGATGCCTCCTTAAAATACAGTCCGCACAGCAGATTCAGCGCCAGCAGGGCGGCGATGGTGGTGGGGATGTTGAGAGAACCGAGCGCAGCCAGCAGCAGCACCAAATCTGCGGTGATTGCCAGCTTGACGGCGGCACGGGGAAGTGATAGAATACAGTTAGAGCTTTTTGCGATGCTCTGTTTTTTTGCCGTTTCGGTGGTGGTGCACCGGGGCGGCGTTTTTGTTTTGGTCATCATTCTTTGATTTCCTCCCATTCAAAGCGGCCCTTGCCGCTGTTTCTCCACTGCCCAAGACCGCGCATGGCTTTTCCGCGCCGTCGCCTATCTGTGCAGCGCTATGCCCTCTCAATGAGAACTTCCCGAAGCTGGGCAAGTAAGTTGTCTACTCGTTCTTCGCGCGTTGACTCTTTGGGCGTGGGCCTTACGATGCCGGATGGGAAATATCGGGCAAAGTCGTCGTATGTAATGTCCAGTGCTTGGCATACTCTGCCGACCTCGCGCCACTCCCAAGGACTGCGCCCGTTGATGCGCTGCGAAATAACTGCTGCCGGGATATGGCACTCTTCGGAAAGTCGCTTCTTGTTGTAGCCCTTGTTTTTGATAAGAGCTGTAAAAGCAAGGTTTGTCATGCTCATCATCTCCTTGTAACACATATCAAGAAGTTTTATACTGTGCGAAAGGGGGAAAATAGTATGGATTTAAAAATTCCAGATTTTACAAAAGACATTGACTTTGAAAGCACTCCGCTGAAAAATATTGAAAAAGCATCAACGGAAACTGCCGTACAAGCCAAACGCCTTGCAGAGTTAGCGGAGCGCCGTGCTCAAAAAGCTGAGCAAGACGCAAAGGATGCCGATGCCAGTGCAAAGCGTGCAAACGCTATTGCCATTGTATCGGTAATAATCGCTGCAATTTCTCTTTTCGGCGAAGCGCTCGGCCTTTTCCCGCTCTCTTTTTAACCAGTGTTCAAAGTAGAGCGTAAAAACCAGATTGCATATCGCACCGCCCAGCACGGCGCCCTTGATAGCAATTGTGACAAACTGTTTAGGTGTCATTTGGTTGCTCCTTTTTATAAAGCATTCAAGCACAGCAGTCGGAACATCTCACGGCCTTTAGGCGTGATAAGTGTCTGTGTGCCGCTCCACTTGGTTTTCTCGTTAAAGCACTCTTTAACCTCAAACAATCCGTTGTTTTTATCGGCGTATGGCATCAGCTTTGCTTTTTTATTTCTGTAGATGTATTTCTTTTCCATCAAGAAAGAAATAAACTTTTTCTCTTCAACTCCAAGTTGTTTTGCCGTCTCACGAAAGCTGGTCAGCAAATTACGGTCTACAAGTTCGTCAAAATATTCAGCTTTAGGCTGCATAATAGCATTCTGAACTGTAAGTTCCGAAATCCTCGCCTCACGTTCCGCAAGCGTTTTGTTGGCAACCAGCAGGGCTTTAGCCATCAATTCGGATGGGGTAAGCTGTTCCTGCCCGGCGATGTAACCACCGTTTTTGCGGATACTGGGCAAGACTTCACTGGTGACCCACTTGCGGAAGGGTTTGGCCTCCGGCTTGTCGCTGCGCAGGATGACGTTGTACAGGCCGCTCTCGTTGACAGCCGTCATTTCCTGTGCACCACCAAGGGTGTCCACTCTGACCGGCGCCCTTTCGTCATCGTCCAGCCGTTCGGCAGCATCCCGGTATTTGGAGATGCCCAGCACCTTGCACACGTCCTTCAGGACGAACCACGGTTCACCGTTCATCTCAACCGTGCGTACATCGTTGTTTTCGTACTTAAAAATCTGAATGTTGTTCATTCGCTCACTCCTTTCTTTCTGCAATTAGTTCACTTACAGCCGCTTCCATCTTTCTAGTTATCGGCTAGCAAATAATCAACAGGCACGCCGAAATAGTCAGCCACTTTCTTTAGCGTCGTGATGCTGGGGCCGTAAGACGATTTCTCCCACTTTCCAAGTGCACCGTTTGAGATTCCGGCGCGTTCCTCAAGGATTGTGCGAGAAATATTGTTTTTTCGGCACAATGCATCAATTTTCGAAATATTCACCTAGCAAAAGCTCCTTTCTAGTTGACTATTGCTAGAAAATATGCTACTATGAACTTGCGAGATTTATAACAGCATATTTTTAGCTAGTCCGCTGAATTTTAGGGGGCTTGGTTCTTTGTTGCCCTCTACGCTGTCTATTATACTAGCATTTATGCTAGATGTAAATAGTTTTCTAGCATTTTCTAGCGAATTGGCAATATGCACAAAGAAATGGTGTGATTTGTGTGCGATACGTTGAAAAAGCCAAGGAAATAGCAAAGAAAAAAGGAATTGCATTCACGCATATTAGTACAGAGCTTGGGAAAAGTCGTGGCTATTTGTCTGAAATGCTAGCAAATGGGCGCGATTTGCCAGAACATATGCTAGCCGATGTTGCCAGTTTGCTAGGAGTCACCGTTGCCGACCTGCGCGGAAATACCGAAAACGAAAAAAAGCCCACCGCACAAAGCGATGGGCTTACAGAAAAGCAGAAGTATGCTATTGAGTTAATAAAGTCAACGTCAGACGATGACCTCGACAAACTAATAGAGATGTTTAAAATCTGGGCAGGTAAAAAATGATGGATACCAAAACATGTATCAAGCTGCTAAAAGAAGCGCAACAAAACGAGGGCATTGCCGCAACAGACGAGAACCGCGATTCCCTTATGCAACTTTGCCAGATGGGGCTTCTGGATTGCATGGGAGTTGCACCAAAAGGGGAAAGCAAAGGCAAGAAAGTCTACATCATTACCAATGACGGGTGCAAAAAGATTGATGCCTATGAAGCGGTTAAAACACAGTTATATACGAGAATTGCTGCCGTTTCAGGTGTAATAGCTGCCGTTGGTACTATTATAGGATTGTTTTTACATTAAATGCTTTATAGTATTGACTAAAGGAACAATAATCGTGATTGTAAGTGAGATTCCAAGGCAAAACCACGTTATGATTTGGTAAAGTACCATGTCGCGCTGGCGGCGCAGCTCGTCCCTTGTATCGTGCAGTTCCTGCTTTAATTTTTTGTTTTCTTCATATAGGTTTTCCGTCATGGTTTTCTCTCCTTTATATAATTTATGAAAGCGTCAAGTTGCTCTGCATTTAGTTTCATAAGTAAAGAAATTGCAAGTGCTTCCTTTTCTTTTCGCTCTTTTGTTTTTATTTTCGCATTATTTTTTGTAGTTGTCAATGGTTCTTTTTTCATCATAATTCCCCCAAAACTAAATAAGGTTGTGATGCTTAATGAAATTTGGTGTACGAAAGCCTTCATTTAAAAAATCTATTAAGGCCAGAACAACAGGTCGCATAAACCGCGCTGTAAAACGTGCCGTAAATCCTCTTTACGGCAAAAAAGGTGTAGGCTTTGTAAAAGACCCATCTCGATCTATAAAAAATGCTGTGTATCAAAGAACGACTTTTAGCGTTTTTGGTCATGGCGGTTCTTCTAAAAAAGCACCTTTTTCTTCACTCTCAAACATGGGTTTCGGGTGTGCGCCAGCAAAAAAAGGAAAAAAGCCGCAAAAGCATATTCAAATCAACTGGAATGCAGTGGGGATTGGAGCGCAATGGTTTTTTGCTATTGTATTCCTATTTTTCGCATTTGGCGCTGGCAATGTAATCGCTACCGTATTAGCAATTGCATCTGCCTTGATGCTATGTCCGGCTTTCCCTATTAGAAAAAAGCTGAATACAATGCCGTGCGTTGCAATTTCAATTGCTTTAATGATGATTGCAACAAACTTATAATTGTATTTTACACAACTCGCAGTTGTATTTCAACAGTTTCACAAAAGTACTCATTTGTCAAGTCTTTATAATCCGCTTTTTCGGTCTTCTGCGCCCGTGTCTTGGTGGAGCATCCAAATCAGGCAGTTTCTTCATGGTCTGCTTCCCTCCTTGCACGGTCTTGCAGCACAGCACGGTACAGGGCTTCAATGGTTGCCGCATTACGGTTTTGGTAATTCTTTAAACGTTTTACGTTATTCATTGTTGATTCCTCCTGTGTTTTCTGACTACAGTAAGAATCTTAACATGTTTTTTATACCATAGCTTCCATTTATTCCCATAGCATTTTTTGAAGAAATATTTCTTTATATTTTATTGATTGCTACGGTAGGAAAATTTTACCGCATTTGAAGTGCAAAACATGTAAAAAATTGAGGGTGATAAAATGGAAAGTAGAGCTGATTTCCGAGAACGTGAAGGACTTATTCTTTCGCAGTGCCGGTTGGAATCCGGGCTTTCGCAAGAATAT